AGGAGACTAGTAAGTCTAACTCCTTTGGTACAGGTATCAGGATGTCGGGGTCATCCTCATCTGCCTCATAACCAAAAGGTATTGTACGTGCAATGCGTGGGACAGGAACCCACTCTTCCTCATCTTTAATGTCTGTCGGCTGTGGAAGTTTGAACCGACCTGCTGTTCTAGTCATCGTCCTCTACTGCAGCTTTTGGTGGCATAAGCATAACACCACCAGATGCTTCCACCTGCATCTTCTCAGTCTTTACCAAGCCGGTACGGTCCAAGAGTTCCTTGGCAGCAGTCATCTTGTCACGAATACCAAGTTCAGTCGGGTCATTCAATGCACCCGTCATTGCCACCGCGGCCTTCGGAGCATTACGTGCCATGTACATTTGAGTCGCCTCAAGGATTTCTTCCTTCAAGCCCTTAACGATTTCCGTTGTGGAACTTTTGTCAGCGTAGCCAGCAAGACGCTTTGCCAATGGAACGTCTCCACCAGCCTCGTCAAAAAGCACCTCAAGGAACTTCTGCTGTCTTTCAGTAAGGTTTCTCATTTCTTATTCTCACTTCCCATCCAGATAGCAAAGGCACCAGTCATTGCACCCATTACTACAGAAACAAAACCTGCCTGAACTGCTGTAGGATTGTCCAGATACATGAACCATTCCGCACAACGCCATGCCATAATACTAAACATGATTGTCATCAAACGTGGAAATACTTTCCACTGCATAAGCACGTCAGCAGCCACTAGCCTGTTTCTTTCATCTTGCCAATCTTCTCTACAAGATTGTTAATAGTCTTGGCGTCCTCTGGGCGTTGCTTGAACCGTCCCATGAGATATGTAATCAACATTGGAATACCTATAACTGCAACGCCAATGGCAATGACAATCTCAAACGCATGGGCCAACAGTTGGTCAAAAGCTACAAGCATTGCTTGCCACGGATTCTCTACTTCTTTAATCTGTTCTGTACTCAAACTCTTGTCGTCCTCTATCAGTGTTGCTCCAGCCAATGCTCCCCCTGCTGTTACAGCACCAATAGCCATAGGGTTTGTTGTTATCACCGCAGTACCAATGGCTGCTCCCGTTGCTCCGGCTGCTGTTGCCATATCAGAAAAATCTATTCTATCACAGCCTGTAAGCATTGTCAAGACAAAAAATATAATTAGTACACGCATTATTTTCTCCTGAACTGTGCCGTCTTCTTGGCTATTTTCTTTGGCTGCTTGACGAACTGCTTACCAGACCGTGTACCTTCCCTTTTAGCTTTGGTCGTAGCCGCATATTCCTGCGACGATAACGACTTGATAGCTGCTGCCGGTAAATACCGTTCACCAGTCTCACTGGATTTTTTACCACTTTTGGTTCTCCAATCCTGCTTTGTCCAACTCTTTAGACTCTTTTGTGATTTCGCCAATGACATTATAGTTTTCCCTGTGAGTGCATCAAGAGAAGAATAAAACATGCCATTATAGTAAGACCAAGAATCAAGAAGAAAGTAATGATGGTTATTTCAATTATCTGCTTGCGCTTCTTTGCTCTGGCTATCTCTTCATCTCTGCGCTGTATACGTGCCTTTGCCTGAAACTTCTGCCAGTCACTCCACAGTCCGGGGCGACCTGCATAAATCATAATCTGCTTTAGCTGCTCTTCCTGCTCACGTATCTGCTCAAGGGCCATGAACTCTTCAAGGTCAGCACGGTTGCCCTTCTTCTGTGACTTACGCTGCAGGTCTTCCTTTGCGCCTACAAACTGTGCGATAGCACTGCCAGCCTTGGCAATGTCGCTGCCGTTCTGCACGGCTTGCTTTATAACAGCAAAAGCTGCATTTGCTGCGGCCAATTCGGCAAGCATCAGTAAGTCTCCATATCTTCGTTTACAATTTTTGGTAAGCAGTATGCTGTAATACTCTTACCCTGCTTATGAAGTTTCTGTGCGTACCAAACACAATCATTCAAGTCACGGAAGTACATGTCTCCACTAACTTGACGCCTGTCCTCACCAATGCCAAGAAAGACAAATAGGAGGAAGACATGTTTCATTGTTATTTGTACCCGCCGCCCTTAGCCTTGTATTGTTTGGCAAGCATCTGCGCCTTACGTGCAGACCACTGACCAGGATTGCCACCCTTGCCACCTGCCTTAATTCTATTGAATAAGTTTTTTCTCATTGTTGGCTTAGTGTAGTTGCCAGCTTCGTTAACTCTGCTTTTGTTCTTTGCCGCACCGCCCGTCGAAAGTTTAAGCGTTCCAGTCGGTTTCTTTTTCGCTCTAGCCGGTGAGGCTTTCTTCTTGGCAGGGCTTTTTTTAGAGACACGGGTCATCTCCTATCTCCTATGAATGTGCTGGGTCAAAGAACTCTTCTGCTGCCACAACAACAGTAAGAGTGTCTGCAGTTCCAGCAGCTACGATAATCTTATCTTCCGCATGAATGTACAAAGGTTTGTCCACAGTGAACACGGACTCTGAGCCTTTGCCTGTGACTGCATGTGATGTAAATAAAGTGTATGTCGTATTAGCAGCTTTCTCATAATACTTAATTGTGTAGTTACGATTGCTGCTATCACTGTTGGTAATAAGCAAATGCTCTACGTGCGACGAGAAGTTCTTTGGCACAACATACACATCAGTATCATTGGTATTAGCCAATGCTGTCGCATGTGTAACAAACTTTGAGCCACCACTAAGTATAGGCATTACTTATTCCAGTCCAGTACATCACGATGCCGTTTCCAGAACCAGTTGCCAATCTTTGTAAAAGGCTTGCCCATATAGAGCAAAAGATAACCAAACTTAGTTATCAGCTTCCTCTTCACGACTTGACCAGTATTGACCACCATAGTCATGCGTGATTTCAGTGCCTTTTGGAATATCGCGTAACGCGAAGAAACGTATGAAGTTAGGGTCGTCCATACATACTTCCCATTCTGCGTTAGGATTGTTGGAATGGTTGTATACCATGCCCCAACCCAATACCACCAAGAAAGCAGTTTTGTCTTCAGGGTGTTCAAATACGTAATCATGGAGGATGCACGATTCCGCAAAGTCGTGTTCATCTGCGACCAGATACGGGCAAAGTTCAATACTTTGTCCAGTACATATGTCCTCATTTGAGAATACACCTTGCCCGTGTAAGTCTGAATCGCCAACATAAATCACTTCTTCTTTTTAGCCATGCCGCCACGCATCATCTTCTTCTTCTTGGACATCTTGGCCATGCCACCGCCCATCATTTTCTTTTTCGCCATACCGCCACGCATCATCTTTTTCTTAGCCATGCCGCCACCGCGCATTTTCTTCTTAGCCATTTTAGCTTTACCCATTGCCATTTCGGAGTCTCCTTCTGTCCAATACTAGGCTTTCATATACATCATCTGGAAAGTTCTCATAGTAACCAGACTTTTCCAGACTTAACGCCGCCTCATCCAGAGGAGACAACTTCTGCACAAATACCATGCAGTATTCTAATTCGTCACTAGTTATACCATCATCTACCAAAAAGTCAAGCCCTGCATCTACCGCATCGTACTCAGGGTGAAAGACCATCAGGTGCATATCCATACCGGCTACAGACAGTGCCTCATTCATACCGTCGCACCAGCCGTCCAGATAATCCATATCTGGCATATCTTCTTCAGCCCACACAATGATATCATAGTCGTGACTGTCAAATATCTCAACTTCGTAACGCAAACCTTCAAGTCCAGTGTTGATACTGAACATCACCTTGTCGTCACTCCATGCCTTCGCAGCATACGGACAAGGGGGTAAGCCATTAAGCTTTACGTTTGGCACCTCAAGAAAATCTTTTGACCATTTACGGATATCACACTCTACGGGATGCACGTTCTTTAGTCTTTCGTTTTTGAGATTCAATAAATTTTCTGAAGACAGCGGCTGCGGATTTTTTACCTGCAGCTTTAGCGCGTTGTTCCATTGCAATGGCTGCTTGTGTCTTATGTGCATGTGACCTATCAGATGCCTTAATCTTGCGTACAGATGCCTCTGCATCTTTTACCGTAGCAAACTTGAGACCACGTATGGTGCCTTTAGGGTCTTCATCCGTATATAAGTCGCTATGCTTTTTCGACTTAGCCGGTTGACCCTTCTTTCGTGCAATACGCGGAGCCACTTAAACATCAAAGCCCATATTGCGTACTGCTTCTTTGCCTTTTTCAGTCTTGGCTAATTTCTTTAAACCCTTGTTAGGTAGTTTGTCAGTAACATCGCCACCCGCAGCGTACATATGTTTTTTACCGTTGGCCATACCACCTGCCATCATTTCAGCCTTCTTCATCTTCTTCAGCTTACTCTTGGGCATGGAACCAATGCCAATAGACACAACCATTACATCATCCTTTTTCTTAGCCATTAGTATTTTCCTTTACGTGATTTAGGACTAGACTTCGTAGAGCCACCCTTGCCCTTCCATAGGGTCTTACACGCCCAGTAACGGGCCGTCAGCTTATCCTTTGCTTCGTCGCACTTGTGCCTAGCACGAAATGACTTACGGGCTGCATCACTATAATTATGCCCATAACCCGTAGCACCAAAATGTATCAAGCGTACCTTATCCCCATCCTTCGCAAGGACCATCATCTTCTTGCCCTCACGATTGGACTTAATAGGCTTGTTATAGCCTGGGAACTTAATGCCACGGTACTCTACAGACATTACACACTCTTTTGTTCTTCACACTTGTACATAACTTTAAATGGTACAGGTATGGTTGGTGTCACCTGTTGTACCATCTCTACTGCACGATTGTAGCATTCAATCTTAGTTTCACGTAACTTAATCGTGTCTTCAAAAGTTACACACTGGTCTGGAGCATGTAATGCACAAACCATTACCATTGTCTTAAACATCATCTGTGTCCTTCCATCCCTCTGCCTTCATTGCATCTTCAACATGCTTTAGAGAGAATGAACGACCATAATGTGCCTCCACAGCTTGTCTCCGTACGGGGGTGGCGGTCCGGCCCGACCGACCTCCTGGAACAAAAGCTGAACAAACAGTGAACAAATCATGATCATTCTTGACTGGAGATTGAACAATGATTGCTAAGACATTGAAAATAAACAATTTAGCAACAGATAAGCTATCAGTTGCCTATTGATTGACGCTGTAAATAGGTCCGATCTGAGACGTTGCACAAAAAATAAGCAGGGCGATGCACAAAAAATAGGCATCCCTGACACCTTTAGTATATATAGACCCCCGTCAAAATCTTGACGCCTGTCAAACTATTGACACACTACCTGTCAAATCATTGACAAACTTTTTGTTGATTTCGTTTTTGCCCTATGCCATTCTCTAATCATCGGAAGCGACGACGCTCTGCCAACGGTAAGACAACCCGCAACCGATAGGCCAAAAGAAAGCGCATAAGCACCACGGTAACCATGCTAGGCCACAGACTAAAAAAAGAGTTGACTACCGAATGACACTGAATTACGATTTAGAGACTGAAACAAAACGAGGCACGGAAAAGCAGATATCAAAATGAGTTGGGTTATCATCACCCAAATAAAACAAAACGATGGGCGAGGTTATCGTCACCCGCAATAGGCCCAGATGCACTCAAAAGGTGTAGCCAACAAACGACGACAGAGGGAAACATGACATCTCTGAGGGTGGTACAGACCACAATGCACTGGAAATGCGCCTTCATACCTGACCTACCCTAACGCCTATGCGCCTAGTTAGCCATACGGTGAGGTCGAAGCGAGAGGGTATCGGGTAGGTCGGAGAGTGCCAGGACGGGGGTGGACTATGCCGCGCAGCGGGTATGCCACATAGAAAGCCCCCATTCTTTATTCAATAACTAACCAAGGGGTGACACTATGTCATACAATCTTATTGGTGTTGGCAGTAATGCCAAAACTGTGAAGGGTGATGGGTCAGAGTATGTTACAGGCATCATGTACCTCAAGCCTTTCAAGACTATTATTGAGGGCAAGACATTCAACATATGTGCATTGGCTGAGAAAGCACAATGTCACAAGGGATGTCTTGTATCTGCTGGACGAGGTAAAATGTCTAGTGTTCAGCGTGGGCGTGAGCGCAAAACCGTGTGGTATCATACTGACCGTATCGGGTTCATGGATGCGCTTATTAACGACATAACTATTTTCAGACGTAGGCAACACAAGAATGGTGTGCAACCATGTGTGAGGCTTAACGGCACAAGCGATATTCTGTGGGAGAAGGCTGGCATCATGGAGCAATTTCCTGATGTGCAGTTTTATGACTACACAAAAATTGTGGCACGTGCTTACAAGCCAATGCCTAGCAACTATCATCTCACACTGTCATACAGTGAGGCAGATGCTGACTATGCAGAACAGGTATTGACAGCGGTACGTGAAACAGGTATCAACGCCGCAGTAGTATTCCGCGACAAGCTACCTGAGACATTCAAAGGGTTGCGGGTTGTGGATGGTGACAAGGATGACTTGCGATTCCTTGATCCACAAGGTGTGATCGTCGGGCTGAAGGCAAAGGGTGACGCCAAGCATGACGACACTGGATTTGTAATCGACGCATAAGGAGATGACGCTATGACTATCGCAACACATACGCTAAAGTTTGAAAAGCGTGACCATTATGGTGAGATCAGATTTTATCCCATGTGTCCGAAGGCGCAGTTTCTGTGTAATCTTTCGGGCAGGAAGACATTCCATGTGCAACAGTTGGTTGACATCAAGCGCAACTTGGGGTATAACGTAGAGATACTTGGGTTCCAACTGCCTGAGTAAGTAGCAACAAACTTGAAAGGAGACTATGCTATGTTCAAAAAGACTGTAAACG